GCTAAGGTTTTGTCCTACTGCGGTGTGTCAATTAGAGAATCAGAAATAACCCAAATAGCGAATACTCAGGAAGCCGTTATTGAACAAAAACAATCCTAACCGATGGCAAGTAAAAATCCCCAAGAATATTACGAAGACCCTTCAAATCATGGGACTTATGTTTATGTAAATCTTGAACAGATGGTTCTAAATTTTATTGCTAACTACACCGGCGATGGAACAATTTTAGGCAAAGCTAAAAGAAGTCAAATCATCTATCAATTTAAGCAAGGTATAAAGAAGTTTAGTACAAATGCATTACGTGAAGTAAAAGCGGTTGAATTAGAGCTTGGGGATACCTTAGATATTATTTTACCTCCTGATTATGTAAATTATGCTCGAATTTCATTTGTAAACGAAGATACGGGTGAATTAATGGAGTTATCAAGAAATACAAAAGTGCCATTGGCTACAGCCTACTTACAAGACCATAATGCTGATATTTTATTTGATGATAATGGATTTGTACTTGAAGGCTCTACCCTATTGTCTTTAATCACTGACGACGTAAATCATAGAACAATACAGCAAAACAACTTATATGATTTCAATAATGCTGTTTTAAGACCTTACGGTAATATTTATAATGAGAAGAACTACAAGTTAGATCCCACTCAAAATGCTAATGGAACATTTAATATTGATACAAGGTCAGGAAAGATACATTTTAGCTCTAATAACGCAAGTAGAGTGTTAATGTTAGAGTATATTTCGGATGGATTAGAATATAGCAATGAAAGCGATATTAAAGTTACTAAACTAGCTGAAATTGCTTTATACAATTACGTGAATTATAATTTAATGGTTCCTATGTCTCCTATGAAAGTTCCTATGTATGAGAAAAACGCAGCGAGAAAAGCGTGGGAAGCGGAATATAGAAATGCGAAAATAGCACTTATGGATATTAAGCTTTCAGATGTATCCTTATGCCTGAATGGAAAACGTCAATGGTTTAAATAATGAAGATACAAAACACTTTTTCAAAAGGCACAATTAATAAAGACTTGGATTCCCGATTTGTGGATGCGAATGAGTTGATTGATGCCGAAAACTTCTTTGTTACTACCGTAGATGGTTCAAGCGCAGGCGTGGGTAAAAACGCGCTTGGAAACGCCTTAAAAACAGCTTACAATATAGCCGGAGGGAAGAATCACGGGCATGGAGTTGATACCAAATTAAGTTGTATCTATAATTTCCTCAAAGGGACTTCCCACGACTATATTATTGAGTACAACACCGAAACGGCAAATTCTGTCATTGTTGCCCAGAGTACTACAGGTACCCGATTGAATTTTATAGCAGGACAACGTGTAATTAACGTCGATGTTATTTATAGCGGAGAACCCTATAATACTGTAACAAAAACAGGGGGTAATCTATTAGCTTTTTCAGGGGACAGTAATCCTCCTAGAATATTAAATATTGAGCGTTTTAAGACTCTTGCGATTGACGGTTTTACTGATGATGAAATATCAGTAATAAAAGCACCGCCACGATTTGCTCCTACTTTGGTTTTATCGACAACCTATACTACAAGTGAATCAACTACCGCTACAGATGTATCTTATAATTATTCTTTTAGCGTTTATGGCGACGAAGCTTCTATGTACTATTTATCTTGGATAGATGCTAATGGAATCGAACAGTCTATTAGCGATTTTGTAGGTAATGGAAATCCGGCTAATATTGTAGCAAAAGAAGGGTCTGTGTCTTCAAATGGAAACATTATAATAAACCAAGGTACAATTGCAAGTTCAACAGGAACAATAACGTTAAACACAATAGAGGATAATAATTATATTAAAGACAAATTTTTATCCTTCTCATACAGATACAAATACAAAGATGGTTATTACTCTGCTTTTTCTTCTTGGAGCGAGTATGCATTTGAAGCAAAAGCCTTTAAGCTAGACTACCAAACTTTTGAGAATTTTGGTATGGAAAATAAATTTAACCTTATTACAGTTTCTTTTTCAACAGGAGATCGCGAAGTAATTGGGGTTGATTTGTTATTTAAAGAGAGTAATAATTCTATTGTTTATGTGATTGATAAATTTTCAAAATTAGATGAGAATTGGGCAGACAATACAACTCAAACATTCTCATTTAATAACAGTAAAATATACTCAGTGCTTCCGGAAGATCAGTATTTTAGAAGTTTTGATAATGTACCATTAGAAGCAGAGGCACAAACAAAAATAGGGAATCGACTTGCTTATGCTAATTATACCGAAGGCAGGGATTTGATTGATAAGTTTGGCAATAAAGTTGTAATGAATTACAGCGTTGCTTTATCTACTTCTGATATTACAAGTAATGTGGGCGTTAAAAGTTTACACAGCAATAGAGGGTATGAAATAGGGGTTATTTACTTAGACAAACATGGTAGAAAAACAACAACTTTAATTTCTCCAACAAATACTATCAATATCCCTTCCGACAATAGCGATACTAAAAATAAGATAATAGTAAACCTTGCTAATAATCCTCCTGTGTGGGCTGATAGATATAAGTTTGTTTTCAAGCAGGTTCAGAAAAAATACGAGATATTTTATTCTAATATTGTTTATGCCGATGGTTTGTTTCGATGGATAAAAATCGACGGCGGCAATCGAAATAAAATAAAAGAGGGAGATGTTTTAATTGTAAAATCTGATTATAGCGGTGTAGTTGACAACGTTATTACGGCAAAGGTTATAGAGATAAAAACGCAAGGGGAAGATTTTGTAATAGGAAATACAATACCGACAGGAACTACGTTACTTTTAGAAGACGCAGGGTTTTACTTTAAAATAAAACCCGAGGGAATTAATGTTGATATTGACGGAAGCTCTGTTCTTAGTTTTAAGACTTATGCAAAAACAAGAGATGCTGATGTGGTTTTTACACCTGTATTCTCCACTAAACAAATAGAGGCAGGAAGCAGAATGTCTGTTACAATACAAACAAAGGCTTACGGCTCAATTGCTTTTGATAGAAAATTCATTAAAGAAGTAACAGCCGAAACTCAGTACGCTACTGTACAGGCTTTTTTTGATGCTCAAATAGGAATTCTTGCAGAGTGGACTACTTTTAAAACAACCCAAGTAGCACTTGCTGAATTTACAGCAGATGGCACTCAGTTTAAAGTACAAGCGCATAGAAACGGTACTGCATCAAGAGATATAATGACTGATATTGATTTCACTATCATTTACTCAGGCGGTTCCTTGATTTTTGAAACGGAGCCAGAAGAAGATTTAGCTAGTATTTTTTATGAAACTCCCGCAACTTATACTATCACTAATGGACTACACGATACGAATTTACATCCTTTAGATACGGTATTTAACTGCTTCTCTTTTGGAAACGGAGTAGAAAGCTATCAAATTAAAGATGCGTTTAACGCCAAGGAATTAACAATTGATTTCTCTCCTACTGCAGTTAGTAGTGAGGAATATAAAAGTGTAAAGCGCTTTGCTGACATTACATACTCCGGAGTTTATAACTCTTCTTCAAATGTAAATAAGCTAAACGAGTTTAATTTATCGACTGCAAATTTTAAAGATGATATTGATAAGTCTTATGGCCCGATTTATAAGATGAAAGGATTAGAGTCAAACTTACAAGTTTTCCAGGAGGATAAAGACTCTTTCGTGTACTATGGTAAAGATATTTTATACAATGCTGATGGAAGTTCTAATATCACTAAAACAAATGATGTATTAGGCTCTCAGGACGTATATGTAGGGGAATATGGGATTAGTACCCATCCCGAAAGTTTTGATGTATATGCAGGAACGGTTTACCATACAGATGTAAAAAGAGGAGTTGTAGTAAAAAAAGTAAACAATGGCTTATTTGAGATTTCAAGTCAAGGAATGATTAATTATTTTAAGAAGCTATTTAGAGATAATGCGATTACTCAAATTATTGGAAAATACGACCAACACCATGATGTATATGTATTGAACATAAAATACAACACTTCTGATTATGTGACTTGGGTTTATTCAGACAAAGACAACGGATGGTTAGGTAGAATTACTTTTAACCCCGAAGATATGTGTAGGGTGAATGGAAGATTTTTCTCCTTTAAAAATGGAGAAATTTACGAACACAATCAATCTACGAACAGAAATACGTTTTACGGCATTGAATCACCGAGTAATTTCACGTTTAACTTTAGTCAAATGCCGAGTGAGCGTAAAAACTACAAAACAATAGAAATTGAAGGTACTGATGCTTGGGATTTAACCTTAAAAACAGATTTAGATAACGGGTTAATTAATAAAGTAGACTTTGTGAAGCAAGAAGGAGTTTACAGGGCATACACGCGCAATTCTAACGACGTTATTGACACTTCTAAACTGTCTTGTCAAGGAATTGGAAATACTACCGTAAATGGGCTTGTATTGAGTTTTACATTTGATTTAGATGGATTAATTTCTATAGGAGATGAAGTGCGAACTATTAATGGCTTGTTAGTGGGTAAAATTTTAAGTAAAACGGCAAAAACTTTAACGCTAGATGCAGTTGTCAATATAGTAAATGGAGATTTCGTACTATGTTCTAAACCTCAAAGCGTTGAAAATTCTGCCTTATTAGGGTATCACATGGAAGTAAAAGCGACTTTGACTAAGAATACTAAAACTGAGGTTTTTGCCGTAAACAGCGAAGCCGTAAAATCATATAGTTAATGGAATTTAATAGTAAAGAAATAGCAAAACTATCACTAAACAGTACTATAGATGAATTAGAAGCTTCTATGGTAGATAACTTACCTCTTGTTAATTGTCCTGTAAAACATCATTTTACTGAAGGATTATATTGTAGAGAGATTTTTATGCCAGCAGGCACACTAATTACCTCTAAAATACATAAAACACAACATCCTTACTTTGTTTTAAAGGGAAAAGCGATAGTATGGATAGATGGAATCGAGCATATTATTGAAGCGCCATTTATGGGCGTTACAGAGCCGAATACAAGACGCGTTTTATATATTCTTGAAGACTGTGTATGGACTACTTGCCACCCGAATCAAGATAATGAAACGGTCGAAGAAATTGAGGACAGAATTATTGAAAAACACGATAATCCATATTTATCACTAGAAATAAAAGAACGATTAAATAACCTTCTAAATTAAAGACTATGGCTTGGGTAGGAATATCAGCAGGAATAGGCGGAGCAACCGCAATTATGGGTGGGATACAATC